CGTATTTTAGTAGGCGATAGCAATGGAGGAGGTGGGCGTTTAGAATTCGGAAATGGAAATCACGGCACAGGAAGGGGAACAGGTCATTCTAACTTCACTGATGGAAATGATGTTGTATTATACACCACAGGCACAGGTGGATCGGGTTTGAGGACTGCTAGTGGATATTTGAAAGTAACATCTGGTGGCTACGTCGGCATCGGGACGGATGCCCCAAGACGGAAACTTGAGGTATATGGATCCGCAGAAACATTCGAAGGTAGAACTGCTAGAGTTCAAATTATTGATTCTGGAAGATATGTTGACGTTGGTCATGGGGGTTATGTTTATATAGGTTCGCGCGAAGCTGGTCACTCGGGGGGATGGAGTTATGCAATGTTTCAAAATGGGATACCTGGAAATTGGACTGACGCCTCCGGTCAGAGAAGAAGTTTCAATCGAGTGATTCTTAATTTTCGTTATTTTAATATAAGCAACGGGAACGCAGGAACGACGTGGCGATTTGTCTTATATTTGACAAGGAATGGCAGTAATGTTTACAAAGGAGAATGGTATGCAGGCGACGTGGGAAATGCCAGAGGATATATGACTACATCGTCACCTATTATAAATTTAGCATGGGGTGACGTACCCGGTCTACTAATGTATGTTTATGACAACACTTATGGCGGGTGGACTTGTAGAATTGGTAGTATGTGGCTTACGTATGTTTCCGATTAATTTTTATATTTTTTATTATAAATGAATCAATATGCTATTGTGGAACGCAATTCTCTAAAAGTAATTGATGTTGCATTTGAATCAAGTTTAGAATATTATCCAACCGAAGTATATCATCGTATACTAATGGATGAAAACCTTCTTGCTAAAGGTTATATAGATATTTTAAATACTCGAATGAATGAAGGTAACGTAGAAATTTTTATAGACGAAACAAAATACTCATCGTCCTCGGCAATGAATGAAGTAAGACGTCATCGAGATATTGCATTGTCGTTGACCGATTGGATGGTGGGTACAGACAGTCCATTAAGCGAAGAGAAAATACAAGAAATTAAAACTTATAGACAACAACTTAGAGACCTAACGAGTTCAGGTTTACATCCAATTGACATAGTTATTCCCAAACATCCCATGGTGAAGTTTCCATGGAAAGAAGGTGTTGTAGACCAAGATTAAACAAACCACGCTAAGCTAACATAGTAAAGGATGATCTATCCAGCCACAAAATGTCACTGGTGCAGTGTCCCGCTACATTGGATCAGTCGATATGATTTCATAAACTATGCATTTGAGTATTTTCAGTTCGAGAACAGCATTCCCTTGGAGAGGATGTCCAGGGTTTATCACAAGGGCAGATCGAGTTCAAGGAAGAACGTGTGTCGCGCCTGCTACAAGTTGAAACTGAACAACATTCATCAAAGGGAGATTACGGGCAAGGTGATCAGACTGAAGAGCATCAACATCACACCAGGGGTAGGCAAATTTCTGCTAAAGCTCTTTGATCAGTCATGGAGACATCAACGCTACATCGAGTTCATGTGGTCAAAGGGACACACCTTCGATGCCTTTCTGGACTACCTCTGTGCCCGCGATACCATTTTTGGAAACGTGTCGGGCGACATCTTTGACAACGAAGAACTCGAATACTACTACGAGGACATGGTTCGTTCACACTTCGGGGTTCCGGCACACTACGAGGCCATGTGGGACGAGGAAGCTGATATCATCGGTTTTCAATTAAACGGCACGGACATGATTACCATAAATGCACATCCTATTGTCCAGTAATGGAACACCATTCAACGGCGCCAAGGGTGGCTATCCAAGTCAACTCAAGCACTTGATAAGGATGTTCTTGGAACGCGGACATACCGTTACGATGATAATATGGTCACTATGTGGCGTGAAACATATTGGTGTACTTTCATTCAAGGATCTTGTCAACGCGAACATCCTTCCTAATGAAACCCGCGATCCTTGGTCTCAGGCGCTATTGGATCGCCCCGGTGTGAGTTTCATTTTGGGTCCCTACGAGAAGTTCCCATGCGTCATCAAGATTTCGGATATCAATGATTTCATCAAGCGAACCAACGCCGGAGCCATTTTCTTCCTTCAGGACATCTTCCTTCTGGACACCTCCACTCAGGAACAAATTGCATGTCCATCTTATATATGGTTTCCTTTGCATTATGAACCTATTGACGAACCTACCGTCAAGGCACTAGGAAAAATACAAACAATCATTTCGTTATGTATGTCCACACGCGAAAGGATCATAAAACAGATGAGAAGAGAAAGTCACGTCGTGCCTCACGTAGTAGAATTTCAGACGCAACTGCCTCCAGAAGACACTAAGCAGAAAATTCGCAAGGACTTTGGGTTGGATGACAAGTACGTAGTCCTCACCGTAGCTGGAAATTATGAACAGAGTGGTCGAAAGTCTATCGATACGACCTTGTTGGCATTTAAAGAGTTTCAGAAAAAACATTCAGAAGCTATTCTTTGGATTCACGCACCTACGCTAAACCACGCAAGGGTTTATGACGTCACTTTGATGGTAAGAACTCTTGGAATTCCAGAAACATCCATCAAGATTACCGAAACGACTCTGGATGAAACCACTCTACAGAAGATGTACAAATCTGCCGACATGTATATATGTGGATCATGCTCGGAAGGGTTTGGCATTCCACAATTGGAAGCACAATATTTTGGCATACCTGTGGTCACGACACGGTTCGGAGCAATGCATGATTATTGTCTGTATGGTATTTCCGTTCCTCCAATTCAGAAGCGATTCAATCACATGCAGAATGCGTGGTGGGTAACGCCGAGCGTCCAAGGTACGGTCGAGGCAATGGAAAAGATCTACCAGGGTGAGCTGGAAGACAAGTCTGCATGGGTTCAGGAAGAAGTTCGACGCATCACCGGTTACGAAACCGTACACAATTCCATTCTCGGCATACTAGAGAAAAAATAAAGGTGGTTCATATTAGAATATGGAACAGACTCCATTCAAAGCCGTGTTTACCAAGAAGACCAACTTCGTCACCCAAAGTTTTGATACCGATCCTTTGATGATTGACTATGGTGGTAACGCCAAGTTTTTGGTTCCACGGCATGGTGACTTTATCACACGTATGTATCTACTCATTGACTACGCAAGTTTGGCAAGTTCTACAATAAATCATGCATTGGCTATGATTGATCGTGTATCTTTAACCATAGGTGGAACAACGATTCAACAAGAGAGCGGAGAAACACTTAATCTTAGATTGAATGTAGAAGGTGACGAAAGTCAGGCATTCACTGTGGCTCAATTATTCAGGATGCTTGGCGGAGGGCCGACGTATCCATTTAACAATACATCACAATATCCAAGAACTGATGGTCCTTACCGTCTTCAGGTACCACTACAGTTTTGGTTTCATGGAAAAACAGATTTGGCAATACCACTGGCAGCATTAAGATATCAGGAAGTTAATGTCGAGGTGGGTCTAAGAAGATCAGAGAGTTGGGGTGGATCAGATGTGGGCGTAACGAGTTCCGATGTACGTCTGAGAATTGAGTATGGATATGCCTCTGATGAAGTTATAAAGTCGGTAATGAGACGACCCATGTTATTTCCAACAGAACAGTTTCAACTAGAGGAGACGGAATACACCGGAAATACTTCATTCACGATGAAACCAGATTTTGTGAATCCAGTTAAGGCTGTTTTTGCTTTGTTTAAGGATACCACAACAGACACTACCAACATATTCGATTATTCTAGAGGATATGCACTTCCACTTTCAAGCGTAGACCAAAACGATTTCATGATTTCGATGGAGGTTATATTAGATAATGAGGTACTGATGCCCAAGGAAGTGGGTACTTATGAAATGTATCGAGGATTTCAGTATTATTCACACTTTGCAGGTTCAGCACAAAATATAAGTACACCAACGAACCGTTATTGTGGCTTCATATACCCTCTCGCTTTTTGCAAAGATCCGATGAACAAAATTACACCAAACGGATCCATAAACTTTTCCACTATTGTAAATCCTTTTTTCAATGTGGAAGGCAAGGGACAAGGTTCCAATGTTATTCGTTTTCGATTGTACGCACTCTCGATGAATTTTCTTTACATAGAGAATGGTATATCGCGACTTTTATTTACAGGTTCGGACCTTAAACTTCCTCGATTTCCTTGAACTCTGCGAAGGAAACCTTGCCATCTCCGTCTCTGTCATATGTACTTACATCAAATTCAATAGGCTCTATAAAACCAGATCCATCTGAATCCAGATTATTGAATTTGCCTTCGATGATTCCATTTTCCATATCAATATTAGCAACGTCCGCAAATCCATTTTCCACGACAAACGTGTTAGTTGAGAGATAATAAATAGTTATCAAATATGATTCAATTGTTGCGACGAATGTGTTGATATTCGTTCTCGCAGTCGGTCTAATTCTAATATAACCTTCGTTTGTACCATTCCAAGGTTCGAATCGCATCATGTAAGGGTTAAATTCATTGTCAGTATTCGTATAAGTAGTGGGTGTGATTCCCACGCGAGGAATTCCCACTCGTGCTGTATTGGTTCTTAAATATCCCTTGGTATTTATATTTAAAGACAATAATTCATTCCCGGAACCCAGTCCTACACTGGTATCCAAAAGAATACTTTGGTTATCTATTGTGTAGTTTTTTGTAGAAACACCAAATGTTCTAGACCATAGATCGTAACCCGGTGCCGTAGTGGTTAAAAACATATCGATGTAGGAACTTTGTGGACGTGGAGCACGAAACTCGTAATCACCGACGACAACCTGAAGAGGTTGTTCCGAAAATGAATATCCATAGAAACTACCATCGTTATAGTAATCGTGAATGTAGGCTTGTAACTCCTGAAGAAAAAGAGGCTTTCTTAGCTCATTTCTATCTGTCTTATTCAATGTAGTGATTCTGACATTGATAAGTGGATTGTAGAAAAATGGGTTGTACCCACTAATATTATTTCTAAATGTCCAAAATATGGCACGACATGAATAGATGCTATTAAAAAAATATCTGTAATAGGAATTTTCGGTAGCAGCAATTTCCGTCTCTTCTGATGACACTTTCTCAATTGGATACTCTTGGCGAGTGGAACGCAACATGAAGCGTTCACTTGGTGTCAACGTGATTTCTTCGGTGACAAACATGAAATTGGTGAGATCGGCATCTGTCGCAAAACCACTCACGTCGCTAACAATTTCGTTGAGGGGTAGGAATCGAATCACCAAAGTGATTTCAGAATTATGCATCGCACACAAAGGCAACGGTGCACGAAAGGATGTGGTATCAGCCCTGGAATCTGAATAGTGGTTGTTGAAGAAAAATGGAATCGGAAAGAACAACCGTTGTGAAGTGTCGTTGGCTTCCAAGATTGGTTGAGTATTATACTTGGCTCCTAAATTGTAAGAAACATTAAATATATTTTCGCGGTCTTGTTCTGTGGAGTACATCGATTCATAGATGGACAACCAGTCCCCTCTTAGAGTCTGAATCGTCTTTCCATTTACTAAGAAATCCACCCGTTTGATCATCGAAAGACCAAGGTTCTTTAGACACGTAGTTGTCCCGGTTGTCGGAGGAAAATTAAACTTCAACAATAGTCCAGTGAGAAGATCACCCATTTCCTTTGGTTTAAATGTGTACCTAATCTCTTCACCAAAGAAGGTGGTTGTAGCTGGTTTGTAGAACCTATAAAAAGGGGTCGCCTGAGAATATTCGTTATAATTATACTCCCTCTTTGAGTCAAAGTCATATAAAAATGTATCTTGTTGTCCAACGGCACTAATACCAGTTAAAGCACCCGTACCAGTGTCGCCACGGAATCCAACTGGAGGCTTCTGCATGTTCCTCTCTTAAAGAAAAGGGACATTTTAAAAAATAATAATGAGTCGCGAGGAACAGATCATCGCTGCCTACACGAATGCGATCCAGCCCGTTCTGGAGAATGCCGTCGTGGTGGCCGCTGAATATTGCAAAGCCACCGGCAGGAGCATCGTCACTGCCCTCGATATGGAATACGGTATGAAGTGGAGTGCCATGAAATTGACCGGAAGGGTCTACGGTTCCATACTGCCAGATGAAGATGACGAGGATTCTGACGGGTGGGAGACCGATGACGACATGGTCGTGCAGGAGTGCGATATGGGGTTCGACGACGAATTCCGCGAGTACGACGGAGACGACGAACGTTATCTGGAGGTAAACCAGGCGGTCCGCGAGTGGGCTGACTGGGAACCCGAGACCGAACTCGAGATGATGATAAAGAGCGCCGTAAATTCTAGACGCTAATTGTAGTTATGTCACTTCCAATTACAAATGGTCTAGTAGGGTGGTACAAGGGTGAGGCGTGGAATGGAACGAGCTGGCCGGACCTCTCTGGGAATGGTAATGACTGCACGGTCACAACAGGAACTATCAACAAAGCTGGCAACTACATCTACGGAGGTACTGGCGATGGATTAAGATTTCCATCTACCATTTTGCCATCAACCTATACGCTCTTTCACGTGGCCAGATATAATGGGTCATCAAAGAGGAGGATATTTGATGGCACCGCTGGTAATTGGCTTTCAGGGTTTTGGGGTGGAAGGGCAGGTGTGGCGCATCATGGAACATGGTTAACTCAATATAATACAACAGCCTTTCCACTTGATCAAATTCTAATTTCGACGGATCAAAAGAGTCTTTATAGAGGAAACGGTATTGACCTTACTACAATATCAGTGACAGGTTCTGTAGAAAGACTAAGCATAAATTATGGTGTCACCGCTGAATATTCCGACTGGGCTGTCTGGGAGGTCATCGTCTACGACCGCGAGTTGACAACAGGTGAAATAGAAACGATTGAAGGATATTTATTTAAAACATATTATACCTACACAAATCCAGGTGTACCTAGAGGTGTAAATTACTTCAATCCCAGAGATATTGTTTTTTATAAAAAACAAGGACAGCCCGTGTTCGTAAATCAAATGACCGCAAATACCACCGACATAACAAGTTTGGGCAATGTCGTGGCGAGCGCCAGTTCGGAATACGATACTGATTGGCAAGCATGGGAAGCTTTCAATGGAATCATTGGGGATGAAGGGTGGCATTCTGGTTCACCTTATGACTACAATAGTTCAACTGGTGTATATCAAGGAAGTAGAGAATTGGCTGGATATTCAGGTGAATGGCTTAAAATACATTTTCCAATACCTTTGTTTTTAAACTATTCGGTTCTGTATGCTAGATCTAGCCTTGAAAGAAGGCTTGTTAAAACTGGATACTTATTGGCTTCAAATGACAATACAAATTGGTCTGTAATTCAGTACATAAACAGAACAACACAAACAACCTCATTTGTACTTTTGGATAAGTATGTTCAAAGACCATTCAAATATTATGCTATAGTAGTTTCTTCTATATTTTCTGACACAAGCACACAAATTTCAGAATGGTACATGGACGTCAAGATACCCAGATTTCAGATTAGTGAACCTTTTTATCCAGACGGTTCTTCGCCAGAAAAAGCCGTATATAGTGCAAGAAGACTTGTCGAATATCATCCTGATCTTGATGATGGCGTATATTGGATAAACCTTCCAGTAGTTGGTCCTACGCAGGTATACTGTATTTTGAACACCGACTGTGCTGGAGGTGGTTGGATGTTGGCCATGAAAGGAACACGAGGTACAACATTTAATTTCGATTCCACGTACTGGACAACAACAAACACGCTAAATACATCTGAAACAAACAGAAATGATGGAGATGCTAAATTTGATACGTTCAATTATTTCCAATCAGATGACTGGCTGGCAATATTTCCAGACTCTCCTCCAGGGGATCCAGTGGTTGGTGGCGACGTATCTAGAGGCTATGGGGGATGGACCTGGGTTGAAAACAATGCAGTTGGTAAAAAATCAGTAAGAGAATTTTACGCTAGTCCAACAGAAATAACAAAATCAAGCACACCAACAACAATTTCTAAATTTAACTCTAGCATATGGTCTACGCAAACTGGGTTTCAGTGGTATGGAATAAATTACACAACATATAGTCCAAAATCCGTGAGATGGGGGTTTGCCTGGAATAATGAAGCAGACCAATTATCAAACGACGTGACAGGTGGTATTGGTTTGAGATATGCAAGTTATTCTGCTGGTAATGCATTTAATTGTTGTGAAGCAACTCATGGTGAGGGTGGAATTATGAGATTTGAATGGTATGTAAGATAAAAGTATGGTTGCGTTTAAACGAACCCAATAAATAGTAGTGCGTCTGGTAGAAACCAATGGAAGGTTATGAATATGACCCAGACGAGTATGCCACAATTTCCAGTGAGGCCGAGACCGAGTCAGACTCTGAAAAATCGTTGGTCCCACTGGAACATGAGGAGAGCGTTCAGATTTTGAAACCCCAGGTTGAGTACTCGGAACTGGACGATGTTTTCAGTGAAGAGCTGGACGAACTGGATCTCCGTGATTTCTTCATTGAAAAAAAGCAATCTAATATTAGAGTATGTCAAGTTACGACATCGTTATCGACAGTTCAACCAGAAAAGACAGAACCACAACCGATGCTAACAACTTCACCGTCTATCTCAGTACACCCCTTTATGGAATCCAATCTGTGAATTTTGCATCGGCATCCATGCCATATCTGAACAGCGCCTCACAGGTCAATGGCAATGTTCATGCCTACTATGTGGTTCTGGAAGTACCTAACTACGGCATTTTAACCGATAGGATCTACACCGTGGACAACCCGTTGGTTTATAATAATATTTTAATTTGTACATCGGTTAATATAATTACAGTTGGTTCGACCACGGGACTTGAAACTGGAATGAGTGTATCTGGTACTGGAATAGATAGTGGAACAACTATTACATCTGTTGGCAGTGGAACTGTTACCTTGTCGAAGCCACAGACCGGAACTGTTTCAGGCTCTGGAACATTTATAGAAACAGATCTAATTGGTTCGAAAAGTGAAAACTATTTCTTAACAGTGTCAGATACAGATAACTTGGCGGTTGGAATGACTGCATCCGGAACGGGAATAGACGCCGGTGCTACGATATCTGCATTTGCTGACTCGACAACTGTCATATTGAGTTTGCCAAACACTGGAGCAGTTTCTGGAACAATTACATTCAATGGTTCAATTGAAAAATCAGGAGGTGGTGGTGTTGCTACTGCAAACAATAACAAGTTATATGTTTCTAACGTTTCCGAATTGTCAAGTGGCATGTCTGTATCAGGAACGGGAATATCTGCTGGAACCACTATTTTGTCTATTTCCGATTACATAGTTACATTAAGTGCAGTCAAAACTTCCACGATAAATGAAGAATTGACATTCACCAGGACTGTAACTACTACTACTATTTCTGACTATTTGTCATCTAATCAAATACTAATAAGTTCAATTAATGATAAAATTGGTGTTGGAATGGAAGTCACTGGAACTGGCATAGGTACGAACGCCAAAGTCGCCAGCATCAATGGAACAATAATAACTCTTGACGTGACAAAATCGGGTGTAGTTTCTGGACGGATTACTTTCGTGGATAAACTGATAAATCGTTTTGAGTTTGCCTATACGGGTTCACTCGCGGTTCCTTCACTGTCCGGTGCCAGTCCCACCAACTATGTGATGAGTTCTATGAACGACATTATGAGCGTTCGAAAGACGGTTCCAATTATGGAAGCCATCAAGGTGTCAATCTACTATTATGACACGGACACAAGTTCATTCAGGTTATATCCTTTCACGAACACGGGTGCTGCCACCGAAGAGTTCGTTTTGAAATTGTCAGTCCAAGGCACCAAGGACAAACGTTTTGCCACCAAGCAACAGGACGAGGATGACAAACGTCTTGAACCTAACATCGCACCGCCGGTGACGTCAGGGACGGAGAATACGTTCGCGCGCAAGTTGATAAACTACTATAGGTCTAGCACCCGTAATAAGTTAAATCCAGAGGTTCCCACGGAACCGGTCGGTGCCCTGTTGCCCCGCAGAGAGTTCATGGGAGTTCCCACCAAGTATGCCCAGATCCTGATCCCGATTGCGGTCGTTCTTTTGGTGCTCGCTATTCTCTTGGCTAAGTAATAATGGCTAGGTCATCCTACACGACACCTGGTCTCCCAGACTTCAACTACGAATATCACACGATATCCTTTGATACACTGGATCAAACGAGTTCCAATAACTTTACTGTGTACTTCAATACACCTTTGAAACAGGTGGTTCAAGCACGCTTGTTGGGTCTCCACGTTCACACCCGTGGGTCTGTGGAACACCTCTATATGCGAATCCGTGAACTGGAATCCAATTTTAACGACCGACTTTCAAAGAATCCGCCCAATGTCACTGCAGTTTCACCTGTTCAGTCGATTGCCCGTGGCGCCTTCGGAAGTATCATCACGAATCAAGACCAAAGTGCCTCCGATCAGTTGATTACATTTAGAGATAACTATGATCAAATTACTCAATTTATTCATCCTATAGAAAATTTGGATCGTCTGACTGTAAAGTTGTTCAACCAGAATGGTGCTCTTATTCCAGATCCTTCAGGTGGAAAGGAAATCAATCACTTCATCATCAAGTTCATCTGTCGTTCGCCCAACCTTCCCGGGAGGCAGACGCTTCCATGGGTTCAGCCCAGAATTGGCATCTAGATGTCGTCCTCCTCGACCACCTTGACCGTCCATTCCTGAATGGGTTGTTCCTTGATTAACTTGTCCAGTCGCATCTTGGTGGCCTTGACCGTTCGCTTGACGTGTTCAGCAAGTTCTTCTATCTTCTTGTCCTTGTTCTTCAAGAGCCACTCTTCATCTTCGTTAGACCACCGGCCTGACTTAAGGGTCGAATGTTCCTTGGCGATCTCGAGAGCCATCTTCTTCACCTTGGTGAGTTGTCCCTCGAGACCTTCAATCTCCTTGATCAGATCATCGATCGTAGGCTTCGGCGCAGGAAGTAGTTCCTGATGACCATGCTCGCGGTGCCACAATACCTTCTCCCAAAATGCCTTCATGATGGGCATGTTGGTCGCCCACCACTCGCGATCCCGTGGAATCTCCACGCAGACAAATTCGGCGGGCTTGGGGTAGGTGATTTCAGCAGGTCGATACTGTACAAAGTCACAGACTTCTAAGTCCAGACACTCCATAAGCACCTGCACCTGCGCGAGATACCACACCGGTGGTGTTCCATCGCCAATCGGGCGGGACCTTGGGCACTTGATTTCCAAAAGTCTTCCGGTGTAGGTGATGCCATCGGGTGATCCACCGATCCAGTCGAGGGTGTGATGGGGTTCAAGACCAATTTCAAAAACCTTTTGGTTGTGGCGTTCCTCGTAGATCTGCCGGGCTTCATCTTCATACTTCTGACCGTGCTTGGTCGCCCAGTCGTTGAAGGGTTCACTGACTCCACACTTTTTCAGAATCAACTTCTCTGGTTTTTCGTAGGGATTCACGCCTATCGCAGTACCGGCATCGGATGCTGTGAGCATCGTGCCCCTCATCTTGAACCACGCATCGGAACGTTGTTCAGGATAAGTCTTGTTGAAAAACTTCTCCGCTTGGGGATGCATACTAGTTAGCATACTGCTGTAATGTTTAAGTGGAGGACTTTGTTGGAGTCTTCTTCTTGCGTGACGACGATGACTTCTTAGGCTTGGGCTCCTCCTTAACCTGAATAACTTCTTCAACTTCGGCGACGGCAGCCGCTGCGACCGCGACGACCTCCGGCTCGGGCTCGGGGACCGGCTCCTCCTTGACTACCACGGGCTCCGGAACGGGCTTCGGTTCCTCCTTGACCACCACGGGTTTGGTGGAAAGCACAAGACGGAGACCATCGACATCCACGACCTTGTCAAAGTTCTTGGCGAACTCCCTGAAAACACCATTGCCACGCTTCTCCACGACAACCACATCGGGTCCGAAAGCCTTCACGTCCGAGATGGACCTAATCGGAAACCCAGTAGGAACATCCACGGACACCTTACTGGACTTGCGACCCCATGCACGAACCTCGTGACCGGTGCACAACTCATTGACTGTCTTGGAAATAGGATTGATAAGGGCGACCTTCATTATTACTTTCTGTGGACATTTTTAATCATGGCATTCGGGCGTTTGGATGGAACCAGTCTTTTTTCAAGCTTCTCCTCGAGACGCTTTAGGGTGAAGTAGGCACCAGCCTGCTCGGCTTCCTTCTTGGTTGACCCCTTGCCGGTTCCCCACTGATGTCCTTGAACATAGACACCGACTCTGAACTTGGTGGCATCCACGTGATCCAACTGACGATATTCAGGGAGATCCCACTTTTGAGCCTGACATACGCGCATCAGGATGTCCTTGTAGTTGTCATCCACCATCAGGCGATCCAGACGTATGAGGTCTGGGTTATCAAGGACGCCCAGGACAAACTTCTTGGCTTCGATCATCCCGAGATCCAAGTAGATGGCACCCACAAATGCCTCAAAGACATCTTCAAGAATCTTTGGATTGTTGTTCCATCCATTTCTCATCCCCTTTTCATCCATTTCAACCCAGTTGTGAAATCCCAGTTTGGCAGACACATCCGCCAGCGTCTTTCCACAGACAATCTTTGTTCTCGCACGAGTTAGAAATCCCTCCTGCAGATTCTCGTACCTATCGAACAAGTACTTGGTGACAATAAAGCCCAACACGGAGTCGCCCATAAATTCCAACGTTTCATAGGAACCCTCGACGCCATCGTGTTGAACAGAAGATTTATGCTTGAAAGCCTTTCGATACACATCGATGTTTTTGATGTTCGTACCGATGATGGCTTCAACCTCCTGAGTGGATATCATTTTCTAAAAGTAAGGTGCGTTTTTTGTTTAAGCCTTGATGAAGTGCTTAGAGATGTGCTTCTGCAAGGTCATATAAGAGAGGGTCTCTCCCTGAGGTGTTTGCAGGAGCTTCTTCAGTGGCTCATCCTGAATAATCTTTCGTCCATCCTCTGGGTGAGACAGACCCTTATCCTTGACATACTGCTTAACGAAACGGGTCACATCAGTGCGAGACACCTCGGTGCCCTCAGCGAGACCCATAAAGTCGGTCAGATCCTTGGTGACCTTGCTGGGCTTGTTGAACCCGGTGTTGGCGGCACGCTCCTTAGCCTTGGATCCATCGGGATCATCCTGAACCTTGGCGATCTTTCGAACCAACTTGGTGAGACTCTTGATCTCCTTGCGCATCTCGGTAAGCTCCTTCATCACATCCTCAGTAGACATTGTTTTTCGTACTTACCTTTGTTTTCTTCTCTTTAATTTACTTCTCAAGGAGAGATCCCCCGACACCGCTGAGGATCTTGTAGGACATGGATTCACGGACAAGAGCCTGGTCACCACAGAACCCACCGGGGCTAAGATCCTTGGTGTAGTAGGAGGCATCCTTGCCTGGGCCGGGAACACAGTCCAGTTTGTAAGGAAGCTTGGTGATGGCATCGCCGCTGATCATGGGCTCAACCTCCACCGGCTCTGGGGACAACCTGTACCCACTCTTCTTCATACCCATGAAGCACTTGACGTACATGAGCACCACGATGGCAATCACGAGCACGAGGGCAAACTGACTACTGATCATACTTCTTTACTAGAACATTTGATTTTTTTCTGCGTTAAAGACTTGGACATAAGTTTATAGACTGACATTAAGTATGAGTGAATTTGAAATCGAACTCGACAATAATGATGAGTTGATGGTCGACCTGGACAATGATGAGCAGAATCTTTTCAACGGTGTTGTCCTGGATGCTACCAGACGCAAGCGAACGAACAACCCGAACATGAATGACCGCCCTGTTGAGGCTCCCGCATCTTCGTTCATGGCATTCGCCAACCATGGGAAGCAGACACCTTCGGCACGTCCTCCGCCGCCACAGGAAGAGCCGGAAGATCACGGCGAGGGTTTTGGTGATGACTATGGAGGTGGAGAGACTTACGACGAGGATGCGCCTTCCCCTGGATACAAGTCACTCGATGACGAAAAGGCCGACCTTTTGAATAAGATCACCCGCCTGGAGAAGAAGGGCATTCGTTCCATCGAGCGGCTGAATATGCACTCGTCGATCCACGACATCCGCGGTGAGGTCAAGCGAATGTCCTATTCAATCGAAGTGGATCAGTCGGTCAAGATGCAGCGAAGGATGTTAATCGCCTGTGTGACCGGAATCGAGTTTCTGAATAAGCGCTACAATCCCCTGGATATCCATTTGGATGGGTGGTCCGAGTCAGTGATGGATGGCGTGGATGACTATGATGATGTATTCGAGGAGTTGTATGTGAAATACCGCGGAAAGGCGAAGATGGCACCCGAGTTGAAGTTGATGATGATGCTCGGTGGTTCCGCCACGATGTTCCATCTGACCCACTCGATGTTCAAGTCTGCGATGCCTCAGATGAACGATGTGATCAAGCAGAATCCTGACCTTATCAAGAGTATGATGTCTGCTGTGGCAAACACAGCCAAGAGTGCCCAAGAAAGGAATATTGATCCTCGTCCGGCGCCGCCCATCGCCCGAAGGGAGGTTCAGGGTCCGAGTATGGATCTCTCGTCGCTGATGTCTAATTTCATGGCGCCCCAGTCCACAACTACTCGCGACGTAGAAGAAGTACGTATGCCAGCGGGACCGTCAAGTGACGGCAATATTGATGACGACATTTCCGACATCGTCAGTGTGAATGGCGAATCGGTCAAGGAGGTCGAAGTTTCTGCTCCCAAGAAAAAGCGTGGCAAGAAGGGAAAGACGACACTTGAATTGTAAATAATTTCCTAGTTGATACTAAATAATGGTAGGCTATTGTTCCATTGATGATGCCTACGGTGGGCTTCCTCGGGAAACGGTCAAAGCACCGCCGGCTCCCGAGAAGGCTGCTGATAGGGTGTTCCCCACCGACAGGGTGGAGTTCTATGAGGTAGAGGGTGTGATGGATTCGGAATTGGGTTACATGGTGGTCCTCTTCATGGCAGGGGTTGCTGCTCTGGTTCTGAGGGACATTCTTCGTGCTCTATCTTGAGAAACCGCTTTCCGGTGAGATAACCGTGATAGAATAGTTCCGTTTTCTTGTCATCGTCCATAGAAAAATTAAATGCCTCACCTTCTTTCATCTTAATGTAGATCGTAGGCTTTTCATAGACCACTCTATTTCTCATAATTGAAGTGATAAAGTGTTGTATGAAATCGACAAACGACCCTATGTGGGGTGGCTTCTCCATCGAAGGTTCAGGATCCAGTTCAATTGAAACAAGTTCTTCCATGTCCTTTCCCATGAAAGGCGTCAGTGGGCACGTTTCGAATGCCGCTAGATCTACATACCGGTGACCCTGGTAGACCACGGACTCGAACAAAAATGGAATGCTGATGCTCATGCAGACGGCATGGGACACTGACATGTCAGGGTGGGTGTGATGTGAAAAGTAGCAACTCCTTTGCAATGTGATATTGTATGCCGAAACGTAAAAGTCCAGCCCGCACCATTCTTTGAGTTCCTGAAACGTGAAATCTTCCTTTCCGGACAACTCCATACAGATCTTAGTAAACACTTCTTTCCACCTGGTCGCCGGCACCAATCCGTAGTTATTCAGAAGAGACTTTAAGTTCAGTCGCATCAACTGGTTTACATCGGCAACATCTCGGATGATTCTAAAAAGTCTGATGATGTCCCACTTGGCGACCAGACATCCGAATGCCACGATGGATCCTGCAGATGATCCAGCGACGGCTTCAAGATCTTTGGTTTTATCATAATTGTAAAGTGCATAAACTGTGCCTAGGATAGCATAGAATCCCATGGCACCGGGTCCCACGACGAGATACTTCATCCTTTTTAGAACTCGAGAGGACTTTGTGAGCGAATAACCGCGAATAAAATCCAGTAGAGAAAAGTGTTCCTCACGATCAATGTCTGGTCTGTTGTCATTCCGCTCAGAAGAAAGTACATTCCGGATGCGAGATAGACCTCGTTTGGCCGAACCACGTACTTCATCGCCCAACGAAGAATGATTATATACAGGATACCGAACACAGAGGTCATTCCCAGTCGATCCACCAGCCCACCCATGCCCGTGACGGCGGGTGATAGGAAGGCGAAGAGGACGGTTGGAACAATGACCTTTGTACTTGTCACGTCTGGCAGTCGCACCATATCTATTGATTGCCAACATTTAATCTAACAATAGTATTCATTTTTACAAAACTCGGAAAACGTAAGTGTTTCAGGTACCATATTATCATAACAATGTTGTCTGTATAACTCCCAGTTATTCCATAGTTCATCACTGTAATAGGCTATCCAATCTTCATACTCATATTCATCAGGATCGACAAATCCTTCGTCTTCCTCATTGTCATAATCCTCAATCACCTGAGGCTCGGAAGCAATTGGAGTATAGTCAAGAAGATTAGATCCCACCATCTTTTGTTTCTATAAATGTCTTGAATTATTTCTTTAACTTGAGTTGAAGGCTTGATGTCTCCTTGGGCTCCAACTTATCCTCAATCTCCTTGATGATCTGGTTTAGACGCTCTTGACCTCCCTCAATGT